TAGCTGGAGCACCTTCGCCACCAGTTTCTTGAGGGAAAGTAAATAATCCTTGAGAAATTGTACCTACTGGTAACAAACTTCTAACGTGGATTTTACGAGAAGGCAAACCATAAACTTGATTAGCATATTGACGAGGAATATCTCCAGTCAAGTTAACTGCTTCTGTCATGTTACCTACTGCTTTAGTGTCCATAATGAAAGAAGTATTCTTCATTTCACCACGACCTAATTTTGCGATGTTATCCGCATTTTTTTCAATTTGCTCACTCAAAGTGGCATTGAAACCTTTAAATTGATTTTCGTTCATTGTCTTACGATTGTTTTTTGCCTCTAATTTGTCTGCAGCATCTTTTACTACAGCAACTTGAGATTTTAATTCTTCTAATTCTGATTTTAAGCCATCTACCGCTACTGCGTTATCAGCTTTTAGTGTTTCGATAGCACCGTTTACTTCGGTTTTAACGCCTTCGAAAGCACTTTTAATTTCTTCTACCATTAGTTAAAAATTTTAAATGATTGTAAATATTTGCTTACCTCAATTTCAATGGAAACCATCGGGTCCTCTTCTTCTTCCAATGCCATCTCTGATTCACCTTCTGGTTGCAACTCAGTTGGTGCCTCTACTGGCGGTTGTTCTTCCGAAACGACTGATTCTTCATCTTCCATCTCTGCGAGATATTGTTGTAATTGTTTTAGCTTTAACTCTAACAAACCAAAAGTTTCATCTGTGTAGAAACCATTTCTCAAAGACTTAATAGTTTTAGCTATCTCGTCTATTAGTGTTATTTTGATTTCAGACTTAACCATAACTGTTGGCGTATTAGAATTAGCTCCCCATAAAACTGAGGAACCTTCAAACAATTTAATTTCTTGTATTTCGTTATACCCAGACTTAGCTTGAGACTTTACAGTCTGGAATCCAATGCTATGTTCTGTGATATGACCTTCTTTATACAACTCGTAAGTATCTCTACCTAAAGTTGTATTTGGCATCTTAACGATTGCCTTTAAACCAAACGCATCTTCCACCAATTCTTTTGGCTTAGATACTGGTTTGTCTGTAGAGTGGTTAAACAAGTGCCAGATTCTATTCTTGCCTTGTGGACCATTCTCTTTAATAGACTTAGTAAATGAGCCTGGCATAATTATATCGCCATCGCTATCTACATTTCCAAACGCAGAATAGTAAACTTCAATAGTTCTTGTGTCATCAGCCATATCGACTGGAACACCACTAACTGCTTTCTTGTTATAAAAATTACTCATATATATTTGTTTAAGCAATAAACACCGTACAACATCTACAGTTACAATTATTCATTGCACCTCCGTTTGCATCATGTGCGTATTGCATCTCAATTACTCCTCTTTCTGGCGTATTAACCATGAACGGTTGATTAACTGGTATTCTGACTCCGCCTCTATCTGGATTAGTTTTCACATCCAAACTTCTGTGCCAATCTCGATACCTATTATTCTTAGCAGGATAATCTGCTGCCACCCATTGCTTGAGCAAAGGTATGTTAACAAAATTAACTGCTCCCATCATACCAGCACTTAGTGCTTGATGAGATTCCGTTCTAGCAATCAGCAGACTCCTTGCGTTGTTAATTTTACCTTCTTGTAGGTTTTTAATCGCAAGTGAATTAACCTCGTTAAGACTCAAGTTATTTTTTTGTCCGTATCTAATAGAGCCGTTCAATATTCTTGTAATCTCATTCTTGGTAGTATTTTCAATTCCGTACATTTTAGTTCCGCTATAGGTTGTCCAATAAGACAACATAAAAGCTAACCATTCATCCATAATGTTCAGAGGGTCTAAATCTACTGATTCGTCTTTTTTATACTTGTCAAATATCTTTTCGTACCTCATAGCAGTATAACCGCCAGTGGTCTCGTACAAAGTTCGTAAAATATTATTAATATTCTTTCCGTCAAATAATGCGTTCTGATTATTGATAGTTTGTTGTGCTCCATAATCCTTAACCAACTGAGCAGCTCTGTCAAAATCAGATTGTAAAGCAGCCAATATTTTAGGCTGATACTCTCTAACTGATTTCCTTGCAATCTTTTGCTGCAAAGCAAACTGCTGAGAAGCTGTGACTATTTTAGCCATTACTTTACTGGTGGTATATTATAATCTCCTTGTTGTTGTGCACTTGTTGGGTCTTGTAGCATAGTTAGCTCATCAATAGGTAAATAACCAGCAGGGATAAATATTTCATCCATAACCCCATTCTCAACTGTATCATAACGCATAGCTGCTCTTTTCTCGTTAGGCGTAATCCACCATGATTGAGATAGGATAGCAGAAAGCTCTTTCATATCTTCTTGCAACTCTGGGAATACTGTAATATCAAAATCGATATAGTAGCCATTGCCAATTTCAACTGCAAAGAATCTATTGAAAGCATCACGAAGTGCTACTAACTCTGGAAGTACTACTTGCGTAAGCATTTCCTTTTTAGCTTCCTTCATGTTGTTATAAGTCTTGTTATCTGGGTCGTTAAATAACGCAGAGTTAACTCCGTACACATTACAAAGTTCTCTAAGAGTAACTTTCTCAGATTCTAAAAGCTGAAGGTCAATAGGAGATAATCCCATGTTAACCCATCCTAACTTAGCACCAGCAATTAAAATCTTACCAGCGTTCTGAACAATTTGTCCTTGACTCTTAGTTCCGTACTGATTGTAGAAATCTTCTTTTAACTTACCAGCTTCTTCTTGTCCGAAGTTATTACCTTCGTCAGCATACAAGATACCTTTAGGTCCTTGATTTTGTAACATACCAACAGATGTATCTTTGGCATCGTTGCTACGCTGAACAGTTCTGTAAGCAGCTTGTAAAGGACTAAGTCCATATAGTTGATTACCGTTAGTGTCAAAGTAAGGGTTGAAGTATTTTAGATGGATTACGTCTTTCGCATCTAAGAAGTCCCATCCAACAAGTGTAAAAGAATAACCTTCAACCCCATTGATAGTACCATCAGAAATGATGGCCATGTATTGCGGAGGGAGCACGACTAATTCTTGGACCTTACCGTTTTCTAATCGGTTAGCCCATACATAAGAATTGCCGCAAATAAGTTTATAACCAATAACGCTTTCAATAAACTCAGAAAGAGATTGATATTCGTTTGGTTTTTCTAATAAATCGTTTAATGGGGAATCTGCAATCTCACTAATTGCCTTAACTCTCATTAACTCAGCTTTAGCCAAGTCTTGAGTAGTTGTAGAATTTTTAGTGAGTGCTGAGTAGCGAATAAGTGATTTCTTGTCTTTTACTTTGTAAACGTAAAATGGTACAGTAGATACAGTTTTAGATATACGCTTTATGATTGCATATACCTCACTATTGTTTTCGTAGTCAAGTACAAATTTTCTTTGGTTAAGTTCTGGATATAAGGTTCTTCCAGCAAGTAATCCTCCAAAATCGGCAAATGGACTTGTAACATTTATCATTCCGTTTGGAGCTTTAGCCTTTTGTTGAAAAGGATTAATCGCTGCTAATATTTCATTTAATTTCACGCTATATGATATTTTTACAAAAGTAACAAATTTTTAGCCTACACTACCCAACCCCTTTTTGGTTTGGCGAATTTTGTGTATATGGCATACCTCATGGCATCCATTAAGTGGTCTCTAAACTTAACTGGTTCATCGAGGGTATTGCCATCATGGTCGGTTTTCCATTTATAGTTTTTGACCTCATCCAACAAATCTAAGCTATCGCTTTTAACATACAAAGAAAATGATTTTACCTTATTGATTCCAGCGAAAACATCTTTAATTGCTGTCTTTAGGTTAAACCCAGCTTTGTTAATCTCTGCAATAGTTTTAGGCTCTGCGGCATCTGCGAATATTTCATCTCGCTTACCAAGGCCCAAAGACTTTAGTTTGTCGATAAGTACCGAAGTAGACATTTTGGTCTCGTACACGAGTTGCTCCACGTATATCTCACCATCGTAGTGCTTGGCACGAACTAATGCTGTTTGATTGTTATAACCAAAATCTAGGCCATAAAATATTTCTCCGCCTTCTGGGAAGTTACGTCTACGTTTCCAATGAGTGTAAATAGTTGCTTCTGATATTGCTCTTTCTCCTAAACCATAAACTCTCCAGTACTGAGCATCTGAATCTCTTAGTCTTTCAATCTCTTCTACGAGTGACTTCTCTAAAAACGGATTGTCTTTGTAAGTAGTGATGGTAAAGTCAGCATCTTCTCTTGGAACGACCTTGTCGTAAATCCAACTGTAATAATCTGAGGGGTTATAGTCAATAACTATCTTTTCTGTGGTTCTTAGTGCTAACTGCATCCAAGATTCGTAGTTCACCTCGTTGGCCTCGTTGATAAAAAGGTAATTACGTTTTCTACCTCTAATTTTCTGCGGTTGGTCTGTTGATACGAACTCTACCGTATTGTTACCCAAAAAATAAAGGTTTTCTGATTTGTTGTGTTTTTCTTCTGAGTACAAACCATATTTCGACAGTATCTCTACAAAGTCTCTCATTACAGAGCCCTTTATAGACGGTAGCGAGGAACGACAGATAGTCAAGGTCTTTCCGCTTTCCTGTAAGAGCTTTACTACAAACCAGGTCAAGATATTGTAAGTCTTGCCACTTCTTGTTCCGCCTTGCATGACGGATATTTTTTTTTGGCTTCCTTGTAGTATTTCGAAAACGACATTGGTGGTTACGTTCATAAGTCATGGGGAAAAATTAAAAAATATGGTTTGGTGAAACGAAGCTACAACTTTTTGGTTTTATAGCAAGGTAGGGGTATCAATCAGTAATGAGCCGTATATCAATCAAAATCGGCTCATTTTGACCTATATAAGACACATTAGTGATTGATATAAGTCAAAAAGTCAAGTTATAGGTTTACTTTTTTTATTATTTTAGTAGTAATACTACCGATTTATGTAAGCTAATAACACTTTTTAGTACGAACAAATGTAAATGTAACCATATTGGTAACATCAACAAAAAGCAATTAAAAGCAATTTAAGACAAGACAATATATTTTTAAGGTCAATATACTACTATGGTATAGATAATGGCTAGAATCGCCTTAAAATGGCCTTTAAACACTATTCCTCATATTCCTCATCTTCGTTCAAATCCAATATCTCTCCTTTATCGTGATTATACAGCGGAACTTCCATTAATTCTTCAGTATCAAAACTAGGAACCGAAGCTGCAGTAGCTGGAACAAAATAAGTATCATCAGTTTGCGTATCAAAGTTAATAATATCAGAATTTTCAGACTCAAAGTTCTCTATTGGCGAACTTTCTGGTAAGGTTTTATTCTCGTCACCATCCAACTTTGGAATATCCGCCAATGTAGTACCAGGCTTTAACACGTTAACAGTAATCTGCTTCACCACATCCCCCTCATGAGCCACCTCCGTCTTTTCAATATACCCTCTTCTTTTGCCTTTTGTCTTTAACAGAAACATCGTAGCCAAAGTATCTCCCTTACTAATCCTTTCCATCAACTTATGCTCCCCCCAGTCCAACATTATCTCCTCTGGTTCTATTTCAGCCAACGTCTTTCTAAACTCCACATCGTTCTTCATCCATCCTTGATACATAGTCCTACTAATTCCACAAGCCTGGCAACTAATAGTAATATTTCCAAAATTCTCTCTGTAAGCAATGATAAATGCTTCTTTTGTTATATCCTTAAACTCTGCATTCATATTATCGGTTTTTGGTTGGCGTTCTGATAGAGACAATACTCACTACCTTGTCTATCTTGATATTATTAAACCCAAGTGCCTTGCCACACTTCTCACACTCAAACTCCTTCTCCCTAATCTCACTACTCCAAACATACTCCTCCGCAATAAACCCACACTTGCATTTGTACAACCTCTTACATACTGTATCTTTCATAGAAGTCAAAGCTACAACAATAATACCAAATATTAAAATATCGCAAAACAATGTTTTCTATCAAAAATATGAGAGGCACAAGGGGTATATCCCATTTTTGGTACGAATAAAAGCCATAGGGGGTACCCACCCTATTTTTTAATATGTAATGTACTGATAATCAATGATACTTTTGTCTTATAATTAGCATTATGTTAAATAGGAGGACTTTCGTAGGGTATTTGCTCATTTATTTTAATGTATAATCCTTGCTGACTCAATCGCAAAACATAACAACTCACCAGCTAAATAGTTACTAGCTTAATCTGATGCAACTGGTAAAGCGGTCCTAATATAATATAGGATATATTATTTATTATAATATACAATATATAATGTATTATATAATATACATTATATAATACAATATACAATATATAATATATGCACAACTTACTACCATGGTAAAATATCTTTACCATTGGTCTAAATATAGACCGATAAATAACTAATATTTTTGCAATAATTTAACATATTTTAACATTATTTACAATTTAATCCCTTATCTTTACTCTATCAAATAACCAATAAACTACAAAACATGACACAAACAGAACTACAAAACGAGCTTGAGTATCTAAGTAAAAAGGGATTATCAGTAAGTAAAAAGGCTTACACTGGTAGCACTCATAGCTCTGTATATGGCCCACAATTAAAGTACATATACAATCGTATCCATGAAATAAAAGACATATTAAAAGTATTAACCAATAAACAAACGCAATCATGTACATATTATCAAACATCTTATTAATTAGCGTAATAATATTATTTATTATAATAATATCAAACGCCGCTAAATTGTTAACCGATTACCTACTAACTAAAATAAAATAACATGACACACATCACACTATTTGAGCTTATCAGCTTTTTAATTATCGGCACTCTATTATTTACCCTTGCTAAAACTATCTGGCAAGACTTAACCAAATACAAATAAACTTTAACACTACAAAACACAAACACAATGAAAAACGTACTATCAACATCAGAACTTTGCCACAAATGGGCAAACCAACAGCAAGACAGCGGCCGCACATCAACTGGCACAATGTTTTTTAACAGGTCAACTATTTACAGTTACGGTGACCATTTCGCAATAGCAAAGCACGTAAGAAACGAGCAAGGGCAAACAGCTATTTTATTCACTGAAAGAGACTACAGCAACACTACAGCAAAGCACAAAAGCAGCGTTTTTATGAGCTGCAAAAATGATAATATTATATTTTGTGCAAACCCTATCGGGAGCCATGAAATTAACTTTAAGCACTGGGAGCAAACCGCCGAACATGACGGAGCCAGTAAATTAGCAAAAGCACGTAAACCAGAAAAATATCTAGCGGTATTAGCTCACATAGATAAAACGGCTAATATTTACGCTTCATATTTTGGCATAGAATTACCAGAAACACTCAAAGCACTTTTAAGTATCAAGGATAAAACAGAGTTTTTAGCCTTTGCCGATATAAAGGCCGAATACTTAAAGGCCGAGCAAAAGAAAAAAGACGCCGAGCAAAAGAAAAAGTTTAACAAAGACATTAAAAAGTGGTTTAATCTTGAGATATCAAGGCTTTACACTACCTACAAATACGATTTTTTGCGTATCAATGAGAATAGGGTTGAGACTACTCAAGCCGTACAAATACCGCTTGAGATTGCAAAGAGACTATATAACAGCATAAAAGAGGGCACAATTAAGCAAGGGGACAAAATATTAAATTATTCAGTGGACCAAATAGGGGCACAAATAAAAATAGGTTGTCACACTTTTAAGCGTTCCTACTTGCTTGAATTTGGCTCTAAATTATCTTAATATATAAAACCTAATAAAATGACTATTAAAATTAATATTATAGAGGCTGCCTCTGAATTGGCCGCAATCGAACTAAATGAAAATTGGCAATATTCTATAAGAATTTACGAGGAAATAGACGAAACAGAAACAATTTATACAGAGGAAGCTCAAGAAATATTTGATACTCTTTACGATAAGTATTATAATTTTTTATACAATTTACAAGAGCCTGTATCTTTTGTAATAGGTTAACTGATGATGGCTTGATATTAGCCGAAATAAAGGCCCTTAATTGGGCTTTTATATTAACCAGATAAAACACAATGAGAAAAGCAATTAACAAAGGCTTTGCCCTTCATTTGTACATCGATTACGTTAATAATTATCTAACCATTGAGAAAATGGCACTGGATAAAAATATTAACCCCTTTGCACTGGCTAATTTAATTAAGCATGGCAAAAGGATAAACGAACAAAAGGCAAAGCAAAGCAAAGAGCAAAAGGCATGGTTTCAACATTTAGCAAGGTAAGTAAGTAAATTACCTATTTAACGCAAAATAAGACGTTTACAGCTACTTTATTACAATAGTAATACAAGTACTAGAAAAGTCATAAGATGCCTAAAATAGCCCTTAAAATGATAATTTAGAGTACGTAGGCTAAAAAACAGAGGATAAAACGAGTACACAGAGACGAAAAAAAAATTTTTTGGAGAACACAAACCGCCAAAAATAATTTTTTTGAGAACCAAAACACGTAAAAAAAAATTTTTCGAGATGCAAAACCGAGCAAAAAAAAATTTTCGAGTACACAAAACTTCGTACAAAAAAAAATTGAGTACACAAAAACTCCCCAAGCAAAATTTTATAGGCCCAAAAACCTGCTAGGGACAAAAACCTGCCAGCCAAAAACCTGCCAAAAACCTAATGAGGACAAAAACCTGCCAAAAATCTAGCACCGACAAAAATCTTTTATAGACAAAAACTTTTTATCCTTTAACAATAATTTAACTAAAATATATTAAATAATAACAAAAAACCTTTAATTTTACTAAACCAAAGCAAAAAACTACAAATTATGTTCAGATTAATTACCGCAACATTTGACTGCCATTGCAGTCTTACTGGTAGATTAGTTCGCAAAGGAGAACAAGTCTACTTTAACGACACCACAAGGACTGTTATCGATGCCTATGAGTATGAAATGCTCATGAAAAAAACTGTTATCGGTGACCAAAAAACCTATTTTACTAGACATTCTAAATTAAACAAAAAAACCAATTAACATGAAAACCTACCAATTTATCGAAGAGCACGATTTTTTATTAAACGAGACCTTCTATTTTACCAGGCAAGATGGACTTATAGTTTCTGGAACTATGGGTAAAGATTACGATAAGGCGTATTTAGTTTATCAAAATCTATCTTTAGGCAAAGCATTATCAGAAGAAAAAGTCTTGTTTACAGTTACCACACCATAATACTAAACAATGAACAAAAAACTAACCCTTGAACAAAAGAAGAAAGGCATCAAAGAAGAGTACACCTATGTAAACAGCAACGGAAGAATTTCAAAACAATACACCTATAAAGGAATGGTTATTAAATGGGATAATCAAATTTTAAATGGTAAATGGTTCTACTGGAGGAGCTCTTATTACGCATCACTAGATGCAGCAGTTCATGGAATAGACAGACATAATAAATTATTTAATCAACAACAACAATAAACATGGAAAATCAAGAACAAGAATTAATCGACAACACAACAGTAGATGTAAAAGGTGAAACAATCGTATTCCCAGCGGAATGGTGCTTTAAATTTAACGATGGTGAACCTCAAGTATTCGCAGCAGCTAATGAGAAAATAGATGGCCAAGAACCAGCTATAAAGTTAGTGCTTAGCAACACAGAAGAGGCAAAAGTAACTTTTACACAAGACGGAAACTCCTTTACTATTTTTTGTAGAACACTTACAGAACTAGGACAAGAATTAATTAACAAAAACAACCCAACCGAAGATGATAGAAGTTAAGGATTATCGGGCTATGCTTAAACATGGTGATATTAAAAAGATATGTGCCATCACTGGGCTTACGCCTTATCTGTTAAAGACTCGTTTAGATAAGCACGATTATGAGACAGTAGAAATTGTTACAGCTTATTATGCTAAAAAATTAGAAGCATTAAAAAACCAAATAAATGATTACAGTGAATAGAGGCAGACCATCAAGAGAATCTTTAAACATTAACAAAGTTTATAAGATAGAACGCAAGTTAATAAACGAATTAATCGAAACGGTTACCGAAGTATTTGAAGTAAAGATGAAAAACTTGTTAAGTCCCAAGAGAAATAGAGAGTTAGTTTTAGCTCGTAATATGGCATATTACATATTGCATACAGCATATTGCCAAAAAGCTGCTCAAATAGCTCCTCATTTTAAAAGGGATAGAACAACTATACTACATGGGATTCACACATTTGTGAACGACATAGAAGTAATACCATTCTACATGGAAAAATACGATGCTGTTATGGACCAATTATTTACACCAAATAACATATACGCCTTACAATAAAACCAACTATTATGATTTCTACATTCCACTTATTATCAGAACAAGAGCAAAAGCTATTCGTAGCTAAAATAATTCACGAGATGAATTACAACCAGGCATCCTATAAACTAATGCAACTATTAGTTAGTTACTGGGATGAGAACCCAATAAATCATGTACAATTTTTCCCTAACCAATTTATCACAAAAACAAAACAACTAAAAAATGGAACAGCAAATAACTAAACCAATGTACGATTTGATTAAAGCAGATGATATGCTTGAACTATCAAATCAATTAGCAAAACTTATCAAAGAGAAAGGCTTATCAAGCAATATTCAAGGTAAGCAATTCGTTAACGTAGAAGGATGGCAGTTTGCAGGGGCTGCTCTTGGATTAATGCCAATTATCACAGAAACTACGGACTTAACTCGAAGAGGCACAGAACCAGGACAAGTAGAAATAAAGTATATGTCTAAGTGCGAAGTAAGAAACATTAACACTGGACAATTAGTAGCTACTGGCGTAGCAATATGCTCAAACTTTGAGTATAGCAAAAAGAAATTTGATGAGTATGCAATCTTATCAATGGCACAGACTCGTTCTATTGGTAAGGCATATCGTAACTTACTTGCATGGTTAATGAAGTCTGCTGGATTTGAAGCTACTCCTGCCGAAGAGATGGACTTTGTAGCACCAGAAGAGCCTAAAAAACCTAACAAGCCAGTTAAAGAAGTAGTAGCAGAAATAGTAGAAGATGAAGAAGAAGTTGACATCGATGCTATAAAAGTAGAAATAGCTAATAGCACTAAAGTGAAACAATTAACTGACATCTATTTTGGTTATAAGCAAATGTTCGATTCTAACGAGCAGCTCAAAAAACTATTATCTATGAAAAAAGAATCATTAACTAAAAAATAAATAAAATGAGTTTTACATTATTACCCAAGATTGAATTATCATCTATTGAGCCTACAAAATTTAGTATTGAATTACTAAAGCAAACTATTGTTTCTCATTTTAGAGAGACTGGAGACAATCCTCTTGAGATGCTAGTTAAGGCAGAGGCTTTAATACAGCTTTTAGATGGCATTAGAACTGATTTGAAGGAAGATGTTATAACAATACTATCAAGTCATCCACAAGGCAAAGCTGAGGTTTTAGGAGCCGAGGTGAGTAAGTTTGAGTCTGGCGTTAAATATGCCTATGATGGAGACCATACATGGCTTAAAATGAATCAAGAGTTAGAAGCTATAAAGTATAAGCAGAAAGAAAGAGAAACTTTACTTAAAACTATTAAAGAACCTTTAGTAGACCCAGAAACTGGCGAGATGATTTATCCAGCTCCCAAGTATAGTACAACCACATTTAAAATCGCATTAAAGAAATAACATGAACCAACCAACAATGAGTAACGAGCAATTTGCTCTATGGGTATCTTTAGGCCAAGGGATGGATAGTAAACTGTTTGAAAGAGCAGATACTGTACTTAATTGGCTTGAAAAAACTGAGAAGAAAGTAGTTAAACCTATAATGCCTAAAACTAAATAATATGAGTAAAAATTTACTAAAAACATTAAGAGATAAATATCCTAATTATACAATAGACGATGTATCACATTTGCCAACTCGTAATTTTAATCCTAATTATTGTTCAGTTGTAACCGATTTAGGTAATCAGCATATGGTTATAACACCCAGTGGGGAAAAGTTATATGGTACTGTTAAAACTATTGTTACTGACGAAGTTAACGCACAACCAATTTGCGAGATTACATTATTTTGTAATTTATTATCAGATGAAGATGCTGCAAAATATTTGTATAATTTAAACCAACAAAAATGAAAGCAACATTAGGGATGTTAAAATTCTTCTTTATTTCAGTACCAGTTTTTCTTATTGTTTATTGCACAGCAATGACAATAATAGAGATTAAAGAACTAATAAGAAAATGATTTACCAACTAAAAAATACTATTGATGTACATACTCCACTTGGGTACGGTAAAGCAATCGCCTGGATTGACTACGGTTCCGATACAAACACAGTTTGGAAAGTCATACTATACGACTCAAGTATGGTTAGGAACTTTTACGATGATGACATTCTCGTATATCCCAATGCAATGGATGGAGGAGAAATCGATGAAGAGTTCTTCATCAAAAGAGAGTTTAAGTATAGTAATCAACAATTTATGAAAGGACTAAAAAACCATTATAAGCCAAATGAGTCAAGAGATAAGGGGATTGGAGAACAACATACAAGTGAGAATGATTTATCTTGATACCAAAGAAGAGATAGCATTTAAGTCAATAGCACAAGCAAACAGAAAGACCAATATCAATGCACAAACCATACGAGAATCACTCAACCCAATACTTAAAAGGCGTTTTACCCATAACGCTAGGGTTGTAGTATTTCGTATTAAAAAATAACCTAATGTCACAATTTTACACAACAATAATTCATCCAGTACGGAAAGAATTTAATCTCTCGTGCAATGAATACTGCGTATTAGATACGATTATGCGTATGCAGAATAATGAATCGCATTGGTGCTACATGAGCAAAGAAACTATGGGTAAGGACCTTGACCTATCCAAGCAAACCATAATGAATATTATTAACTCATTGTTAGATAAGGAGTTAATACAGAAAAGTATAGCTACTAGACACTTACGTGTAACGTCAGTATTTATGGAATATTTAAACGATTACAAAAAGTTTACCAATGGTAAAGAAAGTTTACCAGAGCATACAAAAAACTTTACCGAAATCGGTATAAAAAGTTTACCTAACAATAATACTAACAATAAGAATACATTTATTAGGCCTACGGCTGAGTTAGTAAATGAATATTCTAAAGAAATTGGTTTTACATTAGATGCCTCTCAATTTATAGACCATTATGAGGCTAGAGGATGGTTGATAGGTAAAAACCCTATGAAGGATTGGAAGGCAGCAGTAAGAACATGGAAACGTAACAGTAACCAATTTGGTAACAATTTAGAATCATCAACAACCAAGATTAAATTAAAATAATGGAAGCAGTCACATTGCCATATAGCAAGGAACTAGAAAGAAACATACTTGGTGCAATACTTTTAGACAAAAGAGTACTTCCTTTAGTCGTTGGCCATCTAAAAACAGAAATATTTTACGACTTAGGACACCAAAAAGTCTTTTCTACGATTAAGAAAATGTACGATGATAATGTTTCTATAGACTTATCCACAATAGCACAGAAATTAGTAAACGATGAGACCGTAAAAGAATTAGGAGGTGCCTACTACCTTTCAAAGTTAACTGATAATGTAACTGGTGGTTCTCATATTACTACACACATTGACATGGTAGTAGAACTATATAAAAAACGTGAGGCTTATATGCTGTTTAAACAATCAGAAATGGAGTGTTTAGACAACGAAAGTCAAGCTATAGATTTACTCAGCTCGGTCAACGGTAAAGTAATTGCTTTACAAGAGTTCGGTAATATCCACGAAAAAAGCATAGATGATGTTATTATGACCCTTAATTATGCTAGAGATAAAGCACAAAGTGGTGAACTTTTAGGATTTAATACTGGATTTGAGGAGATAAATAACACTTTAGCAGGGTGGTGCAAACCAGACTTAGTAATCATAGCTGCAAGACCAGGAATGGGTAAGACAGCTTTTATGCTTTCTACTATTTACCATCTATGTATCGTACAGAAGGTACCAGCGGCCATTTTTAGCCTCGAAATGAGCTCCGAACAATTAGTTGAAAGGTTAGAGTCAATTACGAGTATGATACCCTTAAAACGCCTTAGAATGAATTTAATGGATGACGAAGAAAGAAGGATTCTTTTGAAGTCTGACGATAAGATTTTACTATCCCCTCTACATATTGAAGATACGGGCGGTATAGGTATTTCCCAATTAAGAGCTAAAGCAACCATAATGAAGCAGAAGTATGGCATAAAGGTCATCTTTATAGATTACTTGCAACTTATGAGTGGACAAAACAAAACAAACCAAAACCGAGAGCAAGAGGTAAGTTTGATTAGTAGAAGTCTTAAATCCTTAGCCAAAGAATTAGGAGTACCGATTATCGCCCTATCTCAATTATCTCGTAAAGTAGAAGAAAGAGCTGATAAGATGCCACAGCTTTCTGACCTTAGAGAATCTGGTTCTATTGAGCAAGATGCTGATGCTGTTATTATGTTAATGAGGCCTAATTATTACGAAATGACTAACCCAATAGAAATTGGTGGTAAAGAATATGCAACTAATGATTTAGTTATTTGTAAGGTAGAAAAAAATAGACATGGCAGTACTAAAAATATTGCTCTTAGATTTTTACCAGAAACTATGACGTTTATAGATTATAAGTAATGGCAAAGTATAATGGCTATAGAAATAGAAGAAAGTTTGAGATAGAAGAAGCTCGTAACCAAGATGGTACCTATCAAGCTATTAAACTATTCGCAAAGAATACTAAGGTGCTAGTTATTCAAGCACCCATGGCCTTAATTAATAAGTATTTTTGGATAGAATATGAACGTGATGGCAAACCATCTGGTATTTCTGACACTAGAATTGAGTTCTTTGCTATAAACTTTGACCTTAGAGATAGAATATACTTTATGAGGGCTGATATGCTACGCAAAAAAGCTCGTAGATACTTCAGAGCCAGTGAGATAAAGGTAGAAGAGACAGTAAAATATGTAAAGTTTCCTACTGATGAAATGATTAAGCACGCTTAATATATTAAATATATATAGTAACTTTGATTTATGGCAGCATACAAAACGGCTTCTGATTTAACAAAAATGATGTTAGATTATTTACGTGAAAGAGGAAACGAAGTATGGCGTAATAACAACTTAGCAGTAAAAGGTAGAGCATTTATTGGTAAGAAAGGAGTTCCAGACATAATTGGCTATAGTAAAAAATATGGTCAATTCATGGCTTGTGAGATTAAGGCTATCGGTGATAAGGCATCCCCAGAACAGATGTCTTTCTTAATCAATCTAGCAATGTGCGGAGGTACAGCAATGTTATGCCAACAGTTAAGAGATGAACAAATTATAGTTAAAATATTTAATGAAGATGGCGAAAGTAAAGACTGGCAATTCATCGAAGGTGAGCTTCGGAAGTCGTAAAAGAGGTAGAGCTAAAAAATCATATAACAAACATAGTCCTAAGCCTAAAAAATATTTAGGTCAAGGCAGATAAATTAAAATAACATGGAAGATTTAGAATTAGAAAACAAAGCAGAAAAGGCTCCTAAAGCTACTAAAAAGGCTAAAGAGTTTGTATCTAACGAGACGATTGAACTTATCCAGTCAATATTGGATGATGGTTCAGTAGATTTAAAGTGGAGAGAAGCTCTTAAAGCTCAAGTAAAAAAATATAGAAAGGATGCAGAGTAACCAAGAATTAGATTCAATAGTAGAGTCTGTAGTTGTTAAGTATAAAGAAAGAGCTAACTTAGGTCTTACAAAATACGGCACCAACTTAGATAGAACAGATTTGAATGTTAAGGATTGGGTAGAGCATTTACAGCAAGAATTAATGGATGCTGTTCTTTACTTAGAGAAACTAAAGAGTGAATTAAAAAATAGTATTTAACAATAAAAACAAATATCATGGCCAAATCAAGAGACAACTATCTTGGGAGATGCAAGACGTTAACTTCAGCTTACGGACCACTAAGGAAAATATCCCTAGGTCCAGATGACTTAAAAAAGATTAACGACTTTGCAGCAGAAAACAAAGGATGGACAAACATCCTATTTAAAATGAAGAAAACATTTGAACCTGGTGAATCAGACTTCTATGTAGAAATGGACTTATGGAAACCAGACCCTTCGGTAACAAAAGAAAAACTACCTTTCTAGTATGAAAAACATCAAAGAAGTACTACTTGGCATTTTTGGTTTATTTACATTTACTTACATTCCATTCGCATTTGTATATGGAGAATGGAATCCTATCAACTGGAATGTATTTATTAGAGCATTATATGTACTTTGTATCACAACAATCGTTACATTTGCAATTAAAGAACAGAAATTAAAATAAGTTGTGTTTTTGTAGATAGATTAAAGGTTAGGCCCATTATGTTTATAGTGGGCCTTTTTGTACATAAAAAAACCCCCAGATTTTACCTGGAGGCCCTTACCAAAACCAAACCAAAACCACCTATGAGAGAGCATCTTTAATTATGTTTATTAGAACTATTGTAGAATTTTGTTAATACTGAGCCATAGAGTATTGCTTGATACCTATTAATGAAATCATCTATTGGTTCATCTATATAGAAATAATCTTCATTAGCCATATATACAAAACATCTTTTATCATTTTCTTCATCTGCAGTAACACTTGCTACTTGATAGATATTTATATACGCATCAGATTGCTCAGAACTATCACTTAAGTCATAGCCTTCATCTTCATCATCTTCAGTCAACTGTATAATGTGCATTAACATATTCTATGTTTTATAAACTAAGTACCTCAGCTTATCTGCTATCACTTTTAACTTTGCTTCTAACAAGTCTCTCTCTTTCATTAACTTGTCAATCAATTCTCTTGCTTCTGCGGTACTCATACAAATTTACGTTTTAATTAATATAGAAATAAAAAGTGCATACCATATTGATTATCAATACAATACACACTTATTTGTTAATTGTCTAAAGTGGGTTTGTTAAATGTTACTTCCTGGGTAGCCTAATTATCTTAGACCCTAAAGGCATCGGCACAAATATAGCAATTCTTCCGTTATCTAAAACTACCCCACATCCTAATGTTGGTCGTTTGGGGAAAGGTCTTGAGTACTCCATTGCATAGGCATTAATATCTATTCCGCACCCTACGTTCATGCCAAATATCATATCCTTATCACTAGAAGAATACAAAACCCCTCCAAAGGAGTGAATATGACCTATAACAGTTGATTGTCGAGCATCCCTTGCTCTATTGATTGCACCAGCTTGTCCAGAGCTACCAGTACCATGAGTATATAAAACACCGTCTATTTCCCAATCTAAGCTCCATTTCCAGCCTCTAGGAGCTTCCCAAGCATCTTCATAGGACTTAATGAAACGTTCTGGTAATCCGTTCGCTACGGCCTTTCTTTTATGAAGGGCTGAGTGGTTACCGATACATACTTTTACATTAGGGAATCTCTTATACCAGATGTTTAATTGTTGCATAGCCATAACAGCCTCCTTAGAAGCTGATTCTCCATTAGGATTATGCTCGTGGAATGAGATAGCGTGGTTATCTACTTCATCACCGATGTGGACAATTTCAGAACATTGGAATTTGTTAAAGACTTCATAACAGAAGTCTAGATACTTAGGATGGCAGAAGGGAAAATGGGTATCTCCAATAATCCCTACGTTTTTGGCTTTGGCCATATTTTTTGTTTTGGTTAGTCTACTTGTAAGGTGCGTAGGCAGTCTTGCCGTTAACCTTAAGTGCTCTCAACACTTGCTTTCTATTTTTAGCTCCATTATAAGAAACGTGAACCCAGTCTGGTTTATTGTTGTCTCCAAACTCCCAAATTATTTGGTCAAACTCTAAGTTATCTTTTATGTAGTTAAATATTTCTGTATTTGATGCACCACCCATACCATCTTGGTCTATGTCTGCCGCTTTAGCCTCACAATGTTGTGAATTTAAACTCCCCCCAATGTAATGGTTGAGAGCCTTAGACCTATATCCAGAGGAAATATTAATAGGACCAAACTTAATTCTAATTGGCTCTAATACTTTCTCACATAGATTAATAAGGTTTTGTAAATGCTCTGGAGTCGGTTCGTTAGATACTCCATGTCTTTTAGCTGATTCGCTACGTGTAAACTCTGCTAATGCAAAATGTTCTGATAGTTTCATCTATTATTTTTTAAATATTTTCTCTACAGATGTTAAACCTAAACACCCGAATGCCAACAAAGCTACTGATTCTACTAGAATTGATGATGGAGCCGTATGCTCATTGCTAAAACTATTATGATACATAGTAATACATAAAGCCATAGTGCACAATAATCCACATATACGCTTCATACTTAATTGGCCCGTTTCATCACAAAAGAATTGTTTCATTATTTTATACTTTGAAATTGAAAGAATATTATTGCTATTAAAATTACTTTTTGTGCGAAGTCGTATTTTTTGTCTTTTTGAATTTCTGTTTCCCTATTGTAATAAGTGTTTTTATTTGCTTCATATTTCCACTTCCAATTATAGAAGCTATCTTGTTTAAGATATATTTCTTTATTAAGGCTATCATATTTTGTTTTTAATTTATTATAATAAACAATAGTGTCTTTAAGTGACTCTATCTTATTATTAAGTTGTAAAAAAGTATTGTTTATCTCTTTGCCTTGGTCCAAGGTCATAATAACAACCGAGTCCTGGTTAATCTTCTTAACCTTTGGGTATTGGCAATAAGCTAAATGAGCTTCCAGTATCAATAGACACAGAATCCAAAATTGCTTTAATTTCATTTAGTTCGTTTTTTAGCTCTTTATTCTCATTAGATAACTTAATTATCTTATTAGTCGTAGCTATTATTAGCTTATCTTTAGTAACATCTGCTTGTACTTGTACCTTTTTGTTATGTTCTAGTGTTTTATTGAAATCACTCATTAACTGCTGGAACTCTTTATCTTCCTTTTTTATAGGAGATTCATTTACCGCTTCTACATTTACAAATCCTATTAAAGTAAATATTGATATAAGTGATAATACTATTAACTTCATGGCTATTATTTAACTGATTTTTTAATAGCACCCATATCTTCTAGTGTTTCTAACTTAGTAGAAGTTGCACTAAGGGCAGTCTTACACTCTATTAGGGCTTGAGTTTTTAGGGAATCCTTATGCTCTAGGTTAGTTATTCTATATTCTTGGCTTTGGATTTGCCCTTTAAAGGTGCTTTTTATATCTATGTACAAATAGGAAATGCCGATTAAAACGACAAATAAAGTTCCTACGATTGGATTTTTAGCGAAATCCTTAAACGATATAGGCAATGGGTTCAATCCTATACTTGCTTCTTTTTTGGGAGCCATGTTACTTTTTTCCTATTTTAAAATATACACTACTAGAGTAGCTAATATTATAATTTTTATTAATATTTACGTTAAGACCTATTAGAGCCTTATTTTTGGCATTTAGCATTAATCCAGGACTTAGTACTTCTAATCCTTTATCTTGGCTAAAATCGCCTCTTATGCCGTAATAAAGACCAAATTTGGCTTTTTGAGCATAATACTCTTTTACGTAGATGGTTTTTTCGGTTAATTTGGCTGTAAATCCCCTTGAGATAATCCTATTTTGGCTGATAGTATCATTTACTACAAAGATATTAGAATCTTTTTTAATAGTGTCTGAATAGGCTTTTACTTTATAGTAGTCATTTAGTACATATAAAGTATCATGTACAGAAACTTGTACAGAATCAATGATATATAATGGTATATCCTTTCCCTTCTTGTACGTATTAACGTACAATGTTTTGTACGTAGTATCGTGAACCTCTTTAATCTTAGTAAACTTACTTGTATCACTAAAATCAACTGGTTTATAAGTCTTGTTAAACTCTAAATACACCCATATAGCAAAAAATGCTATAAGAATGATTAGTAAATAGTCTTTAATATGTTTCATTTATTATTGATTTGCACATAATCCAGTTGGGGATATTGTTCCAGTTCCACTTATTATAAATATTTGAGCTAATCCACCAGATATAAGAGCACATTGATAGAATGAACCAGGTCCACTTAATGCTATTGCATACGTTTGATTGTCGCTACAATCAACATATTCTACTATTCCACCACCGCCACTTGTTATAGTAACATAATATCTTCCACAATTAGTTGGATTGCTATAACTATATGGTCCTATTCCTTGAATAGTAACAGAATACGTAGCAACTCCTTCTACTGGTCCAGTAAGTGTTAATGAAGTAATATAACCAAATCCATAAATAACATTTGCTGATGCAGTTCCTATATCAAATCTGACAGTTATCTTAGTTCTATTCAAATGAGCATCAAGCATATCCTTATAATCAAAACCACCTATAGAAATTAACCCATCACAAGTGGTACTCCATTCTGATATATCATTTTTAAATTCTTTAAACCAATCTGAAGCATAAGAAGTTACATCTATCTGTGATGTTGTTACATCAAAAGAACAATTAGTTGAAGCTGCAAAGTTTGAATAACTGCCTCCAGATTCACGATATGATAAAACTAAATTTGTACCTAAAATAGCCATAATATTATTTTTAAGATATTGTATATCTTCCGCTTCCTTGTAGCGTTATTCTATAAGTTACCACATTCTCTACTGGACCAGTGGCATTTATTGATACAATGTTAGCTGTTCCAGATAAAATATAAGTTGGCGATGTTCCAATACTAAACTTAATAGTTATTGGATTTCTAGCTAACTGTGCATCAAGCATTAACTTAAACTCATAATCACCATTAGCTATAAAACCATCACAATTTACTGTCCAAGTAGATAAATTAGGAACTGAATCGGTAAACCATGCTGAATATGAAGAAGCTACTCCTAATAAGTCTGTACTAGCATCAAAAGAACAGTTTGTAGCTGCCCCAAATGGAATGTTTGAAGAACCATTCCAATAGTATAAAATAACATTAGTTCCTAAAATAGCCATTTTTTTATTTTTTATTCATAGGTTATTGTTTCCGTAGAACCATTATCCGTATTCGTAATTTCTAATAATTGAATCCCTTGTGTTTGATTAGCTGATGGTATAACAGTTAATCTATTAGCCATAAATGTTTTACCGCTATAAGATAATGCACCTGGACTTGTATCACTCATGGTATATTTTGCTTGTAAGTATAACCCAATACCACCACTATTTTGTAATGCCCCTAAATCAGCTTCTAATGTAGCCATGTTTTTATTGAATATGTTTGAATATTGTCTACATAATAATATGTTTAAACTAGAATAAGTACCAGCTATTCCATATCTATACCATCCAGTAAGTTTATTTAATGCACTACTATATAATGTACCTATTGTATTTGGCTGAGTAGTATCTGGATATGTAGCTCCATAAGGAACATCTATTGTTTTTTCTAAAGCTAAATTAGAACCTAAAGTTCTTTTTATTTGTACAGAAGAATAAGTGTCAGAACCTTGCTTTAATCTAAAGTCTCTAAATCTAAAATAACTATAGTTTAAATCAAGCAAGAACCCAACTTTTGCATATCCATAAATATATGTTCCAGTACCAGCGGCTGCTATACCAAATGGTATATTTTTTGTGTACGTTCCTCTTGGACTCGTAGCTAAACCAGCTGTGTTATGTTCTGGCAATTCTATATACGATGCAGTTGTTGTCCAAGTATCATCATTTTTTAAATAATAAGCAGTTCCAGAAACATAAACTATTATAAACATTTTACATCTTGCTGGTTGACCAAAACCTGGAAGTGGACCTGCATAGTATAAATCATATTCAAATGATACAGAACCAGGTTGGTTAATCATATATGGTAAATATGCTGGAGTGCCAGAACTTCCACTCATTTCAAATTGAACCGTACCTCCTCCAAGAGCACCAGAACCAGCTTGAAGTCTTACATCATTATATTTATCATCTGGTAAATCATAAATAGTAATAAATCCACCACCAGTTAATGTTACATCAAATGATGTAGGTGCGGCTGAAGTTGAACCATATTGTTTAAAATCGCCATTGTTTATATAATTATCTACAAACTCAAAACTTGTATTTACTATTACTCTTGAATATCCTTTTCTTACAATTTTAGTCTGGCTATTTTCTATAAAATGAACATTACCTGCAGAATATGGAGATATTGTTACTGCTGTGGTTAATGTTCCACTTGTAATATATGAAGGAGATGAACCTATTTGATATTTTGTAAAATAAATAGTAGCTGCTGCCATTTCGTTTATAGGTAATATATACCATATACCTTCGTATTGAAATAATCTACATCCGAAAGACTTTACAATATTATTTAATATAGTAAAGTAATCAACACCTACAAACTCTCTTTTGTACATATATGTTTGAGAAAATGGCTCATTTGATACACCAGTACCCCTATCGACCATAGCTGAGGCAAAATATGAACAACAAGAATAAAAATATGTAGTTGTTGGGAAAGCTATTGTATTTAGACATAAATTTATTATATCTAATAATGTAGTTGTAGAATTTAAGTTACCATTTATTGAACTATATTTAAAATATTTCAAATATGATAAGGCATCAACACACACAAACTTTGCTTCTTGATAACCAGTTGTAAATGGAATTTCTATATAATCATTAAATATAAAACCTTTCCATTTTACTAATTCTCCACCAACACCAAAAGTATATATTAATTCTACATAGTACTTTCTGTCATTAGCATTTAATAAATCTGGGTAATTCGTATAGTCATCAGTTGTAGATACTAAAAAAGAGACATTTAATTGAGAAGATATAATTCCACCAATAGGGTCATCTTCATTAGAATTTGGTGCAAGAGTTATATTGGCAAGTTTATAAGTATAAAAATCTCCAGTATAGGAATCTTGGTATATTTTTATAATAGCTGAGTTTCCATCTCTCATTTTCTCAGTCATCATGTATCTTAATCCGTATGCCATTATGCTAAGCTGATGTTTTGTCCTTTAATATTTGATGCCTTCTGTGCTCTATTTACTGACAAAAGTAAGTCTTGTCCTTTTAATACAAATGTTCCACCACCACCACCACCAATCATATCTTTAAGTTTATCTAAAGGAGCTACTACTTCTGGATTAGAACTTGCACCTGGATATTCTCCCATTAATCCCATTGTAGGACCAGAGATAATACCACCATTTGCAAATTTTTTTGTTTTATTACTACTAAGAGTTGATTTAAGTAATGCTCCAGCAGCTACTGCAGCTACACCAGCAGCCAAGGCTATAGGCCATGAAGCTGGATTTTTAAGTGCTTCAAATGCTGCACCTTCTAAAATGGCAAAGCTAATTAATGCTTGTCCTAATTGAGTTAAAGCATCAGCTAATATACCAGCTAAGGCAACAAAGGGCTGTACTTTTTCACCAGCTAATGCTTTTCCTAAAGTTTCCCCAAGAGAAACAAATGAATTAGCTAAAAAATCATTTGATATAGAAACTATTTTATTTGCTGTATTAGCCCAGTTTGTACCTACACCAGTTAATGTACCATTTAACCTTAATAAAGCAGCATTAATATTTTCAGTAGACTTAATATTACCAGCAGAAAATACTTGAGCAAATTTAAGATATGCAATCTTGCCCTTAATATCTTCTTGCTGTAAATTTACATTACCCTTATGTAATCTTAATTCAGCTCTTAATTGAGCATCTAAAGATTTTATATACGTTTGAGTAAAGCTAACTTGAGCATCAATTTTTTCTTTATTATAATCATCAGACAATTTTTTGTTTAATTGCTGACCCTTATGTAATTCTTCAAATATTTTACTTTGTTGTTCTTTTTCAAAATTTAAAGCCTTTTGTTTATAAGTAGCTTGTATAGCAAGTAGTTCATCAGTAGAAGCTCCTTTTATTGACGCTTCCATTATTGCATTAATCTTCTGAATATTATTTAGTTGATTATAATACTTTTGAGCCTCAAAAATGCTATCCTTGTAAAAGTTAAATTCTTCTTGTGCTTGATTTTCAAAATACTTATTTACTGTAGGCTTTGGAGCCTTTTTAGCATTTGGGTCAACACCTGGCACAACTCCTGCTTTCTTAGCAGCCTCACCAGCGGCCTTGTACATATCCTGCATTATCTTAACATAGCTAACTCTTGTCTGGTCTGCTAAAGTTAATTGACTTTTTTTATTTTTTTCTCCAACTTTTATAGTAGCTTCAGAACTTGCTACCATAGATTGAACAATCCCACCAAAATTAAATTTAGCATTAAAAAAAGCATCCCATCCATCTACAAACTCTCCTGCAGACTTAGTAGACATTTTAATTATATTTTCAGTTTCTTGAGCAACAAGTTTAGATGCAGCAACAGCCATTGCTAACTTATTCATATAATCAACGTAAGCTGGGCCTTGATTTATTAAGGCTTGATTTACTCCTTCAAGAGTTTTTTGTTCGCCTATAGTCTTACCAATAGTATCATTATAATCGTTAATTACACTTTGCTTATCAATATAACCTTGTTTAGCTAATTTAACTTTTTCAGTAAGAGATATTACTTCTGTTTGTGCATCTACATAAGCAGAACCAGATTCTTTGACTACATTGTTATATAATTCTTGTTGCTTTTCGGCAGCAGTTGTTGTTATAAATAATGCTCTTATTTCTTTCTCATAAGCAGTTACTAATGCAACTAATGCAGAAAATGCAAAATATGCTGGTCCTGCAGCAGAAGCTATACTACCAAATAATGCTGGTAAGTTATTTTGAATACCCCTAAATCCGTAAGGTAAATCCTGCACAACTAATGCTAAAGATGTCCATTTTTTATTAGCATCTTTTAATGAACCATTACCACTATTAATAGATTTATTAAGATTATCATAATCATTTTTTAGTTTTACCATGGACGCATCAGCAGGGTCAATACCATTAACCCTTAGTGTTACCATGTACTTTTCAAGTGCAGCTATTTCCTTTTCATTATTCTTAACGCTTTTACCAAATAATTCATTAGATGCAGCTATCTTATTAATTGTAGCTGTGTACTGGTCGGTGGCCTTAATTATAATATCTACACCTTCTTGATTCGCCATTATTATACTGGTTTAATATTTTCGTATTTTTTTAAGACTGCTTGTAACTCATCGTCACTCATTATCCTAACATTCTTCTTTTTATTCCTCTTATCACAATCTAACTCTAAAAGTTCGCTAGGCTTAACCTTTTTGCCTTTAGGTAGTTGCAAATTTACAAGAATAGTAGTTTGCCATCTTGACCTTATCCACTCTTGCTCTTCTTTGTGCCTATAACCATACCAAATAAAGTCTAATTCAGCCATGGTCATATCCCAAAACAAATGGGGAAGTATTTGACACTCCCCCATTGTATATCTTTCTATGTCAAGCCATTCTAATTTTTTTTTTCTTCACCGCCTTCGCTTGATGTAGAATTAGGTTGCTC